GTGTTCCTGCCTCCTCAAAAAAACGGCCTCCTTTGGCCAAATTGCAGTTTTGGCACAATTGCCTCAAATTCCACAATTCATCGCCTCCACCTAAACGCTTTGGAATCACATGATCTATGTGCATTGGGCCTTCACTCTGGGCACATTGCTGGCAACAGCCATCACGCTTCAACACTAGCTCTCTTATCTTACGCCATTGCCTTGAGCTGCCACCTTTCCAGCTGCTCGACATTAATGCCACCCATGTTTCTTCCAATGAGCTAATGCCCCATTGCATATCTTGCCTTGATACCTGTGATCTATGTATCGCAATGTCCAGTCAATCATGCGGTAGCCATCAAGGTTGCGGTACTTAGTATTACGCATTTGACCTAAGCCAAAGTGATTGCCATTAGGATTGATTGCTTCCACACGCCAATTGCTTTCCTTTGTTATCAACAGGTTAAAGCATTGAAACTCTTTGTAGTTAATAATCCTTGAATGTGCATAAAGCTTTAATGAATCAATTGATGTAGTTTGTTTAACAGCTTCTGTTGCATTAGCCGGTGTAATGCCAATTACACATAGCACGGCCCAAACCATCAAACATCGGCTGCGAGCTATCCGGCTCACCGGCTCGCTACCTCGTGTAGATGGTAATGATGCTGTCAAGCAAGGAGCGTAATCTTGAGCGAGTCCCACAGGTTTCACACACTTGTGGATAACACCTGTGGATAACTTAATCATAGATGCAACCGATCCTGACAAGGCTTGCACAGAAACACAACAAGGCCATCATCTCTGGTGTATTCATTTACCTGTGCATCCACATCACAAATGCCACAATTGCTCACGCCACCATAACCACCAAAGCTGTAAGTGTGACTCATGATTTACCCCATCCAGTACCTTTGAATACAGCTGCTACACCTGACCAAATGCGTGTCATTGGAATAGCACAAGCCATGCAATTACCGGCATCAACATCGCCGTCTGTATCAATGGCCTGATTGATAATTGCCATCGTTCCACATCGATCACATTTAAATTCATAGGTTGCCATCGCTTAGCTCCTTGATCCGTGAATCATCCACAATCTTGATGCCAAATGTGCCACATCCCATGCATTGAGCAAACCATTCATGCTCTGTCAATTCAGCGCCTTTCTTTAATCCAAAGCGCTGTTTAGGCTTTCCGTAAAGTTTCTTGCATATTGAACAATCAAATTGAAGGATGTGCATAGTTGCTCCATTGCAATGTGTCGATTGGTTGTAGGTTCGTTTGAGGCACAGTCCAATTGTCTTGGGATGTGTTTTTGTATCGTGGCTTTTTTGCTATGGCAACAGGTATCCAGCCAACGATGTGCATCTTTGACGAATTGCCCGTGACCAAAACCGCAATGTCACGATCATCTCGGTCGCTCTCTTGTATCCATAGATTTGATGATGGATTTGCTGACCATTTGACCTCAATATGTTCGCCCACATCAGCTTTGGATTTATCCCATGTAATGCCGGGTTCATAGTCATAACCCAATCGCTTAGCCACAACCCATTCAGCTGCCATCGATTCGGCCATTTGCGCCACATATTCAAACCATGAAAGATTCTTCTGAAATCGCGTGGGATGATCTGCATTGCGATCCGTGCAATGTCGAATGGCTGAAATCATGCATTGGACTTCTTCGAGTCTGCTAATCATCGGCAATCTCCACAAAACCAAATGATGTTTTCTGTGCGGTCATAACCTTTTTGATAACCAAATTGGTCAAATTTCATCAGCTTTGAGCATTTGTCGCATTGCTCTACCCGATACTCGGCAACGACTTTGCCTTCAAAGAATACTTTGGCAATGCGCGTTTGAGGATTGATAATCTCCATGTAATCGCTCATGGTCACACCTGTGGCTTAAATGTGCCATCGCTCGTCAATACATACCAAAGCGGTTTGCATTGCTTTTCTTTGATTTTCTCATTGCAAAAATATCCGGCCCAAGCTTTAGGCGCATCGGGTTTGCTTTGATTCCATCGCATTGATCCATGTGAGCAGCTTGGTGCGCTTTCAGCTGGTATTTCCCAAGTTACTGGCTGGGCTTGTTCGGCTTCATCTCTGGTCTTGTAGCTTGGCACATCGCCATGCTTTGTTGTCCAGTAGTCATAGTCAGCAGCTGGTGTCTCAGTCTTAACCAAAGCCATAACCTCCTTGGTGGCCTTTTCAGTGCCTCCCATGACCAACGCCATCACGCGCATTAAAGCTGAGGTGCAGGTATCTTCAATCATCCAACGCCTCATTTTGTCTGAGTAAGCTGCAAGAAATCCATGTGCATAATCAATACCCGCTGGATCAGTCTCAATCTGATTACGCCAGGCTTTAGCTTGCACCAGCACATAGCCTTTTTCAGCGTTAAATTCGATTATGTGGGCCTCTAAACGGCCTTGTGGATATGTTGCAATCCAGCGGTCAGTCCGCTCTTTGTTGCCTTCGTACGAGTCCATAAAAGCCATTAGCGCACCGCCTGTGATGATGCGTGACGGCCAACGGCTTTGCCTCGTTGATAGCCGTCTTTGTGGCCTTCTTTGTAACCTACTGAATAACTGCAAATAGCCCACAGAATGCAGGCAATTGCCATGAGCACAAATAGCCCAATTTCGCTTGTTGTCATTTTCTTGCTCCCGTTTCTGGAAGCCGTGTCTCAGCTCCCGAAATAGAGAGTGACAGGCAAAACCGACAAATTCAAGATTCCCGCGTAGATTGTGGCGTGTCGTTACCAGTTTTTGGCTTGCTCTTAAGTCCATTGCCAGCCAATACGCCACCTAATGAACCAGTTAAGAAAATTGCCAGCGTTTTTAACAGATCAATAAAAGCGGCATCATTGGGAGCTTGAGCAGAAATTGGCTGAGTCACAAAGATTAATGCGTATGTGATTCCAAGAGTCACAATAAGAAATACCATGGCGAGCGTTGTGCCAATAATAAGAATTAACTGTGCATGGACTTCTTCTGCACTACGCCTTCTCTCTGGGCGATGGTGATAATGTTCCAATGACATCGCTAGTGCAGTTTCCCAATGGGATGCATTGCGGTTTTTGGCATTCTGGCTTTTCCCAATTCTTGAATTCTTGGCATTCATATCGTGTCCATCCTTGATAACCACAAGCAGTCAGTATTGATAAACCTAAGCAAATCAATACTGCTGCGAGCAGTTTTCGAGTCACTTCTTGTTACCAAATGCCACATCATTTGGGTTAGCCCATCGAGCAAGTACGGGAACGAGTCCAGCCACTAAGCCCAAAGCTAAATCCTTTGGATTGGTATTGCCTGTCATATAGACGGCCAACGCACCGGCCACAGAGCTTCTTGCCCATGATGCCAGCATTGCTTTTGCTTGATCCATTATTTTTCTCCTTTTGGTCGGTCGGGCAAATCACCCGAAAACGCGCCATAAGTTGGTCGGCCGTAGCCAACAACAAATGACCTTGCTCCCAAAGTTCTTGATTTCACCATGACTTCTCCGCCATTGCGCTGATTTCCACCGCCTGATGTGTTGCCTTCAATAGTCACAATCTGTTTTTCCGATGCCCGGATTACTAAACCAATGTGATTGATTGTCACCTTGTCATCAATAACAAAATCAAAAAACACAAAATCACCAATCTTTGGTGTTTCGTGCCATTGCTTATTTTTCTTAAATGCCTCAGCTCCGGCTTTGGTGCTGACCACATTTGGAACTTTCACACCAGCTTGATCTGCGCACCAATTAAGAAATGACCCACACCATGGCAGCTTGTCGGCTTTCATGTGTTTGCCATACTTTGTCTCGTTGTTTCCAGTCTCAGCTGTGCCGACTTCGGCAAGAGCAACCTGAATCAAACGAGGCAATGTGCCTTGTGGAAATGTCACGACAATAAAAGCTTTGCTTCATCGGAAGTAATGCCTAATTTGGCTAGTAGTGCGGTTTTGTCAGCTTCTTTTTTTAATAACTCCGCCTCTTTAATCGCAACATCTTCAAGATTTTTCTTGATTTGATTTTGATATGCAATTAGTTCATTACCAGTCAATTCACTAACTGTGCCATCAATGTCTATCAATACTTTAGAATTTGTCATTTTTTATCCTTAACTATTCTGTAATCCGAAAACGCGAATTTCGCCTGTCATAGTTGAACCACCATTAGTGTAAATCTTTATGCCGTCAAAAGCAGTTGAGGTTCTAAAATTGCCATTTGTAGTAAATAAAGCAAAAGACGAATCAGTCCTCAAAGCATCTACACGACCTTGAAAACTTGTGTTTCTTGCTAATTTTGGACCAGTTAGTAAAACTTGGTAAGTCGTGTAATAAGTTGGTTCTACTGATCCCATAAATTGCCACGATGAAGCAGCAAGTGCCGTGTCTGCAACGGATAAAGTTGTTGAGTTTCTACCTCTTATAGCCACATAATCATAAACCGATGATGTATCATCTGCTCCAGATGCACGCAATCTAAAAGAAATGTTATCGCTGGCCGAAGTAAGCATTGTAAAGTTTATGATGTAATTGTCATAAGTTGTTGTAAAAATAGAATCCATAGATTTTGATGTTACGGCAGACATTGTTTGGCTTGAAATCAAAGTCATAGCACCACTCGATGGAGCAGCCCATTTTAAGCCCGTTGGAGAAACTGTTGAATCAGCTGTTAAAACTGTTCCATTTGCTCCTACTGCTAAATTGTCAAAAGCTGCATTCCCAGTACCCACAATTAAATCTGCTTTGGCCGTAATT